ACTTTTAAGAGTGCCTTTTACCAAGTAATGTAGATTATCACTGCTTGGAAAGTTAAATACACTACTATGTATAGCTAAATGATAACCACTGCCACTAAAATAAGGTTGTGTAGACCATTTAATGTCTACTCCCATATCTTCTAGTTTTACCATAATGCTTCTAGTTTTATTAAGCGTGTATTCGTCACTATTGTTTGCTTTATCTATATCTATAAGTATCCAGTCAATGCTTCTAGGACCAAAATAGTTTTTTAGTCCATTATTAGCTTCAGCATATTCTGCAGCTTCTTTTGTATATAGATAAACTGACCTAAATAAAGGTGTTTCAGGTTTAATGTAATTAACCAAGTCTTTTTTGGCAATAAGGCGCCCTCTGTGTTGAGGGCTCCCCACTGCTATTTCGACATAGTCGTACACTATAGGTTACCTACTCCGCTAGCTGACATTTCTACACTTTGTTGTGGTGTATTTATGTCTGCTTCGGTAGCTTCTTTAATGAAACCTTTACCTTTAAACCATTTAACATCTGCTTCAAGTTTTTGCCTACCTTGCTCTGTGTTAGGTTGTATTCTATAAAATACTCTAGAATATACCTTAGCACCAGCTGTTTTAGGTTTTTCTTTATACACATATGCTATGTAGTCAAACTTAGGGTCATCGCCAGGCATTACATTTTGTGCGTGTGCTTGGTTTAAATGTGTAGCAATATTATCTATTTTTTTGCCATTCACATCTTCCCATTCACCATCAACATTTAAGCCTGATTCCTCGCCTATAACATCAAAAAGACCATATACTCTCTTTAATGCTGTGCCACCAGTTATTTTACCGTTAACATCTTTTTCTATGTTACCAGCAACTCTTAGTGATTTTGTATAGTCACTACCTTCTTGTTTTACTTCTATATCTAGGAATAAATCTGCCCAATCAAATTGACTAGACTTGTCTTCAAATCCTAATATAGCTACAGGTGTAATACCATAAAAGTTACTTACACCACTACTTTTTGTTTCTTCTGGTCGAAATATCGCCATTTACTTACCTTCGCTTTCTTTTTTATATATGTTAGACCAATTAAATTCCATGCATTGGCCACGTAAGTGTTCACATCTACTACCTGCTTCTATAGATTCGTCTGCTTTAAACGATACCATTAACTTCTCGTCTTCTCTTAAGACATAACCGATAGCATCACAATCTGACATAATCAGATTCTTCAACTTACCAGTTATATCTAAAGATTCAGGTTCAACTAGGGCTTTACCATCTATAACAGCCCTAGCAACCTTTCTATGTCCAACGATAATTAAATGGTCGCAACAGTCTCTAAAAGCATTGATTGTATTCATTACTTTCTCACGAGCTAACGCATAACCTTTACCGAATGTTAAATCAGCAATAGATGCTACTTCATATTCTGCACAAACAGCTTTCTCAGCCCATTCTACAACTTTATCAATAGTATCTATAGCTATGTATTTAAATTCGTGACCTTCCATAGCATCTTTAAGAGTTTGGATTAACTCTTCTCGGTTATTTACTTCTTGCACATAAGCTTCCACCATGTGCGTTCCTTTTTCAGTGTCTATAATCAGACAGTCATCTAACTGTGAGAGCATAGTAGTTTTACCTACTTTAGGTGCTCCATACAGAAGAAGGACTTTCGGATTCAGAGACACTGGTTTGCGTTTCTGTTTCTTTATCACTATTTTCTCCATTTATTAAAGGGTTTACTTTACCGTATTCTTTAGTCATATACGGTGACAACGACTTCCAAATATACGAATAATATGTTCTATCATGCAAGACATTAAATACTTGTGACAACATTAGTCCAGCAATTATATTAGCTGTAAATATTGTATGCTTTGCAGTGCAAGGTAAATCAGGTATATCTTTACTAGATTTCCAACTAGATAGATAGTTATCATTCCAATAGTCAACTGTGTGAATGTCCATTGACAATGCACCCATACGGCCATCTACTAACACTTTTCTATCACGTAGTCTAGTCCAGTTCATATACACTATTTTACGTATTTCCATATTATCTGGAGCCATCATTGTACATGCTGTGACATTGTCTGTAAAGCCAAATTTAGCATGTTCAATAATTTCTGTTTCGCAACCAAAGTGTTTTACTAAATCTCTAGCTGCCTCTGTTTTAGGTTTACTTAAATAACTTTCTGGATACATTGTTGTACTAAGATTATGTTCTTCTAGCACGTCAAAGTCCCATACGTGAATCTTTTTAAAACCCATCATAGCTGCAGACAGAATGAGCGATGAGCCCACTCCGCCTGCGCCTATGACAGTAATTTCCTTAAGATTCTTTTGGTTAATTAAGTCCTTGTTTCTTAAGAATCTGCTCATATAATGATACCTCCATCAAAATCTACATCAATATCATTTTTATTACAGAAACTATCTAGAGCAGCTTCAGCATCTATTGCTTGTTGCTCTACTAATTCAAACCTAGGGCTGCCATATTGCACTTTAAACCATTCTTCACTAGTTTTTTCATAAGCTAAGTATAGTTTATCATACTCTTTTTGTAAGCCAGCCTTTAGTTTGGGTTTACTTTTTAATGCAGGATTAACTACAGTCCTTTCATCAAACATAGCAGTTTGTCCTACTAAACCAGTTCTGCTATAATATGTAGGCATTATTTTAACCTGTTCTTTTTCTTGTTTTTGTAAGGAATTAAGACATTTCTTAAATAAACCTACAGGTTTACACTCATCATAATCGATAGTTACATAACCATGTTCTTCTTTAGTCCAATGAACTTTTTGAAAACTATCTAGCCAACTAAATGAGAATGCAAATGGGCTTTTTGTACTTTCATGAGCTACTACTAATGATGGATAACCTACTGTATTAGCACATTCTTTCATATGGTCTCTATCTGTGCCACTAAAGAAAGCTCCACCACCTAGTGTATGATGACTGTGTATTAAACCTTTGTAACATTCTCTAAGCTTAGGATTTTCTTTATAAGCTTTTTGAATCATTTCAAGTTGGTCTTCGCCATCAAACTCTGTTGCTGCAGTACTGCCTAAATCAATAGGGTAAAATGCCATAAGTTCCCATTCTGTACACCAGCCATGTTTATCTTCATTTAACTTACTATAAAATCCTACACCAGACCATTCTGTCTTAGGATATAAATTTAGTAAGTGTTGTATTTGTTTATAGATTGAGATTTTCAATCTGCACTGTACTTTTTTCATCTTTTTTGAGCCTCCTTAACTCCTTTTCGTAATATTCTATTTTTACTTGTTTGTTTATTTCTTGCATTATATCTAATTGAACAAAGTAATCTCTATTCGCATTATCTATTAAATCTGCAATGTCATCTGTATCAACATCTTCTGTTACATCTATGTTGTCAACGTATTCAATAAATTCAGTAACAGTGTCCCATAATACAGTTTTGTCTGTTTGTAGTAGTTTATGAACTTCAGAAAATGACTTAGTTAGTATTACCATATAATCAGCAATTTCTGAATAAACAGCATTTTTCCACATTTCTAACTTACTACGCATATCTGATAAAACTTTAACTGCATCATTAAACTCTTGATAATAATTTGGATTATCTGAATCTCTTGTTAAGTTTATAAGTTTATGCCCTCTATCATGATACCTTTGATTTTTTTTAGGTTTATCTATATAGAAAAACTGTTGAACGCTAAGAGCATTATTTATATCAAATTGCAATTCATCATAATCTGGATGCCATTCACCTGTAATAGTACAAGAATTAGTTTTATATAACTCATGTAATGTACTAGTATAATATGATGCAAGTATAAATGCTTCATTTATATCAGGACAATCTAGTATCTTTTTTTGTAACCATAAAGCAAGATTATATGTAGCTACATATTTAAACGTAGTAAACTTTAAAGTTTTAATGTCTTCGTTTAGATATTTACTACCATTTTGTATATGCTGAACAAGTTTTGATATTGGTTCTGATTTATATTCTTTTTTCCTACCTGATGTAAGCATAAGATTAACATACAAAAGTTCATCATCATCACTATGTCTTTCTAAATCCCAATAACTTTGATGTATCAAATAATTACCATATTCATTTTTTCGTTCAAAAGCTTCTTTAAGCATACTATCACTATGTATTGGCAATCTGTTTGTATACTCAAAACTTTCAGGATGATGATGAGGACTTCTATAATTCCAAGAACTTAGAAATCTTCTTATATGCCATGCAAAACCTGTAAAGTTATAGTTTGTTATAGATGCTCTAATAGGAGCTTCCATACCTGCAAAGCAAGCATTACCATGACTGACATGAGGATGTTGTGCTTGTACAAAACTATCTACAAGTTTACCTTCTAATACACCTTGTTGTTTTGTATAAAACTTAAATATCCATTTATCAAAACCTGTGTTCATAACTCTAAGATAATAATCGCCAAGTCTATATATTTTTCTACGCTTTAGTTTAACATCTTTAAATTTAAACCATATTTCTATAGATTCAGCAGGCAATTTAATACCATTAGATACATGTTCAGTTGTATGTTGCATTGCTCTTATAACTTCATAAGTATCATCATCTAACAATGTATCTACAAACTTTGATACATCTTCTGGTGGTCTTACGAATGAATCTTGGTCATAATCATCAAACTTATCTATTACATCGTCTATTACACCATTATCTCTTGTAAATAACCATGTAAATATCTCTATTAATTGTGTTCTCACTTAGTTTACCTCTACTTTCTCTTTATTTAAAAGAGAGCCTCACATATTCCTTTGCCTTCACACTCAACTTTACGTTGCACAGTTCCAGGACTTACAGGACCAGTTATTGGCTCTCTTTTAATTGTTTATTACCTCTGTTTAGCCACTTTTGTTAGCAGCGTTTGCTATGTTAATAGAATCTCCTGCAGATATAGGAGTGTTTAGCTCTATAGGTTTATCATTATTATTCTCATCTTTAAACTGTATAACAACATTGTTTATTGAGATATTTTCTGCACTCAATACGTCTGCTAATGTTGCGTAGTCTGATACTAATAATGGCATAGGTCTACCTTTAGTAAAACTATCCATATAGAACTTATCGTTATTTGTTTCATTTGACATGTCTTGCCTTATCTATGGTGTTTATTTATTTAAGAGTGAGCCTGATAAGCAACACCATACTTACTCATCAGGCCCATTAGAGGCAAACTGGTTTGTTCGCCTAATATTTTGATAACTCCTGCAACTTCCAGCCAGGCAATAGTAATTAACTTGGGAACAACTCGTTCTTTGCTCTCTTGAAGTCCCCGAAACGAGTTTGCCATAATATATAATAGAGTTTTTATACTGTTATCAATTTAATTTTTGGCATACTTAAAGAGTGACCGTACGTTGTCTTTTAAACTCTACTGTTAGGTATGCCAGCCATATTTGATACATATTCTAAGCTCGGTTGCTGTTAACAGACGGGAGACTCACTAGAATATGTATCTAATTTTATTCCAAGGTATAACATTATCATGTAGATTTATAAATCCATCAATTAGACCTTGTTTGTATTTCCAAGCGTATCGTACATTATCGCCACCAAATATAGATTGTTTACCTTCTTGTTTATGTGGTGTCCATAAGTATTCTTCGCCTTTTACATTGTTTTCTACATTATACTCGTGTAATCCTTTGTTATGAACTAAGAATATACACTCGCATAGTACATCTTTTTTAATATTATCATCTACTATGCTATCTATAAGTTTAAACATTTCTACATACTCATCGCCACAACCTTCATATGCTATAATAGGTGAGTAATTAATGTGTACATCATAACCTGCTTCATAGAATGTGTTTATTGCTTCTATTCTATCTACAATACGTGATGTACCAGGTTCTAACATACTAGACATCTTTTGTGGCATCAAACTAAAACGTATACGCACTTTACGTTGTGGATTATAGTTTAATAAGTGTTTATTAACAAATTTAGTTGCTGCTGTACCCATTACTCTTTCACTTTGTACAAAGTAATCAAATAGTTTTTCCCACTCGTGATACTTTGCGTGTAATACATAATCCTCGTTACAACTAAAATCGTAAGTATAGTATTTACTATGTGTTTGATTAGCCTCTTTAGGCCATTGCAAGCTCATAGCATGTTCATCAATAGCATTTATTAACGCTTCTGTATTTGTAGCTATTGTTGTTATACCTTGTTTTATATGTCTACGCATATAACAATAACTACATCTGTATAAACAGCCGTGACCAAATGTAGGTGTAATATAATCACTACTACGTCCTGATTCACGTATTTTCATACTTTTACGTTCTACATATTTCATAATACTCCTTAATTTAAAGAGCCGTGCTTACATATACGAAACGATATGTGCGGATGTTTATGGAAGTGTAAACACAGCTCTTGTAAGATTGATGATATAATAGGGCTCAAATAGGGCATAATAATAGTCGAATGCAATAAAAAGGACTAATCGCCATAAGGATAGCGAAACCCCGCTAGTGCTTTAACAGTTAGCTTAACCTATTATATCATCTAATGGATGTTGTACTGGTTTAATATCTAAAGGTGGTATCTCTTTAGTAACATATTTAGCTCTAAGATACACCCTATCAGGTTCATTATCTTCCTGTATATTAAACTTTACACCGAATACCTCTTCAAATGGCAATAAATATTTCTTCCATTGTTTATATTTACGACGATATATGCACCATTGCATATGTGATTCATCTGTTACACTACCATCTGTATCGAATTTAGTAACCTTAGGAGGACTCGGTGGGAATCCTCCAGGTTTTCTTATGTGCCGACTCACAGGACGGCTCTTAACATATATATTATAAAGTATAGCCATAAAATACCTATTATAGCTACACAACTGTAAACTGTTATTATTAGTAATCTATCTTTTTTATCTGCCATATTATACCCCCGTTATTAATGATAATATAATACTTATTGCACAAAACATTACTAATAATACTATTATACCTTCTATTATTACTGATGTTACTATTTTCATTTATACTCCTTATTTTATGGACTCAGCAATAGTTACTACGGTAACTTAATACCTCAGCGTAGTGCTATCAATAGTAACTATTACTGACTGTTTTGTCCGTTATGATAGGTGCGCTAGATGTCTTAGTAGAGACTGCTGTTACACAGTTAACCCATACCTATCAAGTTTATTTATTATCTTTATCAGGCTCAGATAGTCTATCATATTTAGCTTCATCAGCTCTCATTCTGTCCTGAATTTGCTTATTTTTAGCCTTTTGCTCACAATGCCAATCATACTCTTCCTTAGCTACTGATGAACCAAGCATTTCTGCTTCTATTTGAGCTAATTCTAATTGTGTAGGCTTATCACTAATAAAATTGAATGTACCTAAGTCTTTAGGCTTCATACTTTCAAGAGATAGTTGTAGTTCGTTAATAAGATATAATAAATGACTACTTTCACTACCATTAAAACAATTCATATGAGTATCTATTTCATCAGATAATACTTTAATATTATTTTGTATCTTATCTTCTACTTTGTAATGTATTAACATACGTTTATCAAGTTCATCAATACGTTTATTAACTTCATCAAGTGTATTATCATACATAAGATTAGTCTCTATGTGTGCTAATTGTTTCTTTAAATATGATATAGTATCACTATTTTTAAATATCCTTCTATTGATACTACGCAATCCACCTAATGTTAATATTTGCTTAGGTTTGCGATAAAACACCGCCTTACCTATAAGTTTAAAAGGCAATAATATTAGCCTAATAGGCAACAATATGATACCTCTGATGGTATAGTATACTGTTGATTTAATGTTTCTATAATGTAGTTTATTCTTACGTTTCATTGCTATTCCTATCTGTACATAATGTACTGTTTATTATTGTTTATGTGTACTAATATATAAAATAGTACTGTTTACTTACATATATATAAAGATAAGAGAGGAGTGTATTACCCCTCTCTATCTTGTCCAAATCTAAGACTAACCTTTAAAGAACTTGGTGACGTCTAAAGCTTTTCTTTGTGTTGGTGGGCCAACATACAAGAAATGCGAGTCGCCATATCTTTCAGGTTTAAACTCTGATACTCTGACTGGTAAACCTTCGGTTTCCGCAAGAGTATTAAGTTTAGTAACGTCTAACGAAGACACATTTAAGTCGTAGCAATTAAATCCAAGTCCCTTTTTGGATTCTGACATTGCGTAGACTCCGTCTGAGTTAGGTATGAGCATTGATTGTAATAATTCCATAAATTTATTCATGTTTATTTCCTTTAATTTATTAATTGTTATGTTAATGCGAATATCACATCGCATGATGTGCGGGGGTTGCAGTGGACACGTTGATGATTTGCATAAACGGCAAGAGTGGTGGCTTACCTTAGTGTGTTACTAAGGACTTCGGAGACAAACAACACGACTGATACTGACAGCAGGCGTTGTTTTCAACGAAGTAAGGCACCCCATGCCGTGAATTTCAACGGGTACGGTGCACTATATCTCCCACACACCCATTCTCGTGCAATTTTTTTGAAAATGCGTTTTTCAACCTAATCCATGTAGTAGATTTATTAACAATTCACCACGTTTATCGACGAAACATAAATTTTTTTTAATTTATTTTCGCAAAACACTTGCTTTTTAGGGTAAAAATAGCTTAAATTCGTACTCCCTACTAGGCGCTACACTAGGTAATATACCTGGTTTGTGGCCTACTGCAGGACTTACCCAATAAACTCTCAATTAGATAAACATTAAGCTAGGCAAGTGACTTATCCTAGTCACTATCTAATAAATTCCTTGGTTATTAATACTACTTGTAGTATATTAAGTTGATAATTTATATATATTTTAAACAAATTGGGGAATAAATGAGCGATTTAAGTATAACGCATGCAGGAAGCGCAGTAACTCAAAACCGTCCTGGTATGAAATCAGATAATAATAAGCTAAATGATATGAAGATGGACGTTATTGAGGTTACACTCACTACAGATGTTGAAACTATAGCAGATGATGCAGTAATTGCACAAAGAATAGAACTAGCAAATGTAGCTGCAAAAAAGGGTGGAAGTTGCCTGTTACAATCTATAACTTTAATAAATACAGACAGCAGTACAGAATCACCATCAATGGAATTAATTTTTTTAGAAGATAACACAGCTATTGCTGGAGACGAAGGAAATGCAGTATCTGCTTCAGATTCAACTGCTTTTAAAATTTTAGGAGCTGTAACTGTAAGTAACTGGTCTATTTTAAAGCCATCAGATAATGAATTTGCTATAAAAGCAAACATTGGTATGGTTTTAAAGACTACATCGGATACAAGAAGTGTATGGGTATCTGTTATAAATAGAAGCAGTGGCATTTATACACCATCTGGAACTAATGTACTTAAAGGTAAATTCGGAATAGTACAAGACTAATGTTTACAAGTAGACGAATAGCCACTATAGGTGGTGATAAATTCAGAGATGAGTTCTCTTTAGCTTTTGATGGTATTAATGATTATATACAAACAGCAGGAAAACCTGTAGACACAGCAGATGCTACTTATGTTTTTTGGATGAAAGCTTCAGAAACAGGAGATAATAGAGTTGTTTTTTCACATGGAGACGCTAATATAGGGGGTTTTGCTGTAAATCACCATACTAAAAGCAAACCTTTACTGTATCTTAATAGTTCTTTATATCAATATTGGAATGATGCACCTGCTCAAGATGATGGAAAGTGGCATCATTGGGCAGTTGTAGTTGATATTGATGATATGACTGCTTGTAAATTATATGTTGATGGAGTATTACAAACTCAAGGGGATAGGTCTACATCAGGTACAGCTTCTTCTTATCAGGATTTAAGGATTGCAAGGGGAGATAGCGAATATTGGGAAGGTTCTATGTCAGAATTTGCAGTATACAATGTTATGTTATCTGCTTCACAAGTTAAAACACTCTACAATGGTAGAGAACCTTACAATCATAACGAAGGTATTCTTACAGGTAACTTAAAGGCTTGGTATAGAATGGGTGATGGAATACTTGACCATAAAGCTACAACAGATGGCCAAGGAGGTATAGTATGTGATATGACAAATGCTACACTTGGAAATGATATTTTTGGAGGAAGAGGTAACTTTACAGATAATAGTGATAGTTATTGGAGCTTTGGTGGTGCAGGTGCATCAAATGGAGTTATAGAAGATGGTGTTTGTAAATTTAATCCTAGTGGGTCAAGTAACTGCTCACTACAAAAAGCAGGGATGTTAACTATAGGTCAAATGTATAGACTTGATATAGATGTAACATCTGTAGATTCTACTCAAGCTGCAGGGACATCATTAGTAATAGATGATAATAATCCTTATGTTAGAGTTTCTGAATTAACTGACGGTATAACATCTCATACTATGTATTGGAGGCCTATAAATAATACTGCATTTATACTGTATAGATACAACATACACACAGATGGAGTTGCTTATGATGAAGCAATACAATTTGATAATTTAAAAGTTAGACCTGTTAATGGAAACCCTGGATATATGTCAAATATGATACCAGATAATTTTGAAAGAGATACACCATAATGTACGAAAATAGAAAATGGGTAATAGTTAATGTATCTGATATTACAGATGAAATGATAGCAAGTGCTATTCAAACATCTACAAGTACATTAAGAAAAACATTAGATGGTAGTAAAGCGGTACTAAAATGGGAAGGCGATACACCTTCTTGTTTTGATGGTATGACTACTTATTCTCATAGTGAGATAAAAGAAGAGTTGGTAAAAAGTGAATGGAGTTCTAATGAGTAAATACAAACCTTACGAAGCTCCACAGTATATGCAAGACTATGCTCAAACAGCTACAGACCCATTTGGAAGGTCTATGCTAGGGCAAAAGCTTGCTATGGAAAAGTTAGAAGAAATGACTGATACTAACTATGAAGAGCCTATTAACGCAAGTATGCCTGATAGTGGCTTGCCTGAAGAAGCAGGTGTGGCTGGAGATGGTATAACTAAATATTTATTTGGTGGAATGCCTAATGTAAAGAATGCAGGTAAAAACTTACTTGCTAGAGCTTTACCTAAACAAGCTGCTAAGATGGGTGTAAAAGGTGGATTAAGATTTATTCCAGGATTAGGTTGGGCTATGGGAGCGGCAGATTTAATAGATACTTTTGCATATCCTATATACGACCACTTACCAGGAGGTGTAGGTGACTACTTAACCTGGAGAGACACAACACAAGGAGAGCAGTAATGTATAAATGGGGACCTAGAAGTATAAAGCATTTAGTCACACTAGACGAAAGGCTACAAAAAGTATTAAACGAAGTAATAAAGTATGTTGATTGTTCAATAATAGAGGGTCATAGAAGTGGAGAAAGACAAAACAAGTTGTTTGAAGAAGGTCGTACAAAAGTTAAGTATCCGCACGGCCGTCATAACTCTAATCCAAGTAGGGCTGTTGATGTGGTCCCTTATCCTATTGATTGGGATGATAGGGAACGTTTTCATCTTTTTGCTGGTTTTGTTATTGGCATTGGTCAGTCTATGGGAATAAAACTCAGATGGGGTGGAGATTGGAATATGAACTTTGAAGTGGATGATAATAATTTTGATGATTTTCCTCACTTTGAATTAGTTGATTAATGTATACGGTAAATATAAATCACAAAGGCCAGAAAGAGGCCACAACATACACTATATACAGAAAAGAAGAAGCAGAAAAAGAAGGAATTAGGTATGTATACTGGAAAATGGTTCAACCTGGGGGATATGCTTTATCTGATGACGATTACGTTGCTAAGTGTATTAATCGCAAAGAGTACCCATCTAATCATGACAAAGACAATGTATATCTCAGGTTCCCCTGTGGTTACACTTTTTTTAATCCTAAGTATGCTTCTAAAAAATTAAAAGTATCAGGTAGAAAGACTAACACAACAATGTCTGGCAAACCCATGCTAGAAGTTAAGTCTAAGCAAGATATGATGAAAAACCTTGCAAAAGCCTACTCTGTTACATGGGACTATAATCTTGCATTAGATATGGTTCTTGGTACATATACCCCTTCTGAGTTTAAGAAGTGGAAACGAAGAATGAAAACGGAGGTTTTTAGTAAAATGATAAAAGAGGAACTAGCAGATTTATTATCTGACCACGGACTAGACAAAACTTATACTTTAGATTTATTCTCTCAAGTTATATCCATGGCTAAAGATAAAAAAGATGTTACTAATTTAATGCGTGCTGTAGAAAACCTGCAAGGTATGCATGGTATGAAAGAAAAGTCTTTAGTTAAAACAACTGAAAGTATAGAAGCAGTTAGTAATACAAAACTTATTGATGAGCTTAGAGAAGAGGAAGATAAGCTTATAGCAACTAAAACAGTAACTAAGGAGGAATCATAATGCCATACGGTAAAGGTACATACGGCAAGAAAAAAGGTAGGCCACCTAAGAAAAAAGGTAAAAAGAAAAAGTAAATGCCAACAGATGAAGAATTATTAATAGAAAAAGGCCAAGACGAAAGTCTTGGCTTTGGCACTTTAGGAAAGTTTGGTACGGGTGTTGGTCTTTTAGGTGCTTCTGCAACAATGATGAGAGGTCAGACTCCTGGTGGCATTAGAAGAACCACAGCTGATTATGCTAGTAATAAATTACTAGGATTTTATTCTCAACCTACTTTAGGTGATTTTTATTCTCCTCAAGTAAGAAAAGCAAAAGCTTATGGAAAAGAACTTATTAAAACTGGTGGTAGAATAGGTAGAGATGCAGTTTTTAATTTAGCTAATTCAGAGTTTTATAATAAGACAGGTATATCGCCAGTTGTTATGAGAGATATTGATAACATAGATAAAATAACAGATGAAACTTTAAAAAAATATATAGGACCAAAAGGAAGAGGTACAAAATATTTTTATAAACAAAATGCTAAAAATATAATAAGAAATTCTGAAAAAGATTTGTATTTTAAACTGACTAACGATAAGTCAAATGCTATTTTAAACAATAGTAAAGTGTCAAAGGAAGTAGACAATATAATAGGAAATGCTGTAAAACAGACTAATGCTAATCATTTTATAAAAAACGCACAAAGTAGAGAAGTAGCTCAATTTTCTGTAACAAGATGGGGTGCTTTGAATAAACAAAATCTTAATTTAGTAACACCCAAAGATATGAAATTTATAAGATATAAAACTGAACATATAGGCAACACTTTAAGAAATACTCAGTTTGATAGAGGTATGTATAAAACTATGTTAGATTTAAAAAATAGTGGAGCTATAACTAGTTCTTACGGGTTTAATAATTCAAAAATTTATAATGCCGAAACAATTTTAGCTAATGCTGTAAAAAAAGGATTTATTGGCGGAGATGTTATCCAAAGAGGAAATACATTTATTTTTTCTTTGAGCCCTAAAGGAAAATCTAATTATGATTTTGGAGGTTTTAATGCTGTAGCTCAATGGGATGCAAAAAACCCTCAATATATAAAATTAATGGCTACAGATGTTGGAGATGTAGATGTTTTTGACAAATCTATAAAGGCTACTAAAACTAGTGGTATAAAATATGTTCCATTAAAAGAAATTGAAATAAAAGAAGCTACATTAAGAAAAGAATTAACTGATGAAATTCCTAAGAAAAAACCTAAAACTTCTAATGAACCAGGTAAATCAAGAACAAAAAGAAAGCCAGAAGATATTCTAAAAAGACAAAGCGTATTTAATCAAGAACAAAGACAAAAAATTGCAGATTTAAAATCAAAAAGAAAATCATTTAATGTAAGTTTTGTAAAAAAAATACCAAAGTTAGGTAGAGCTTTGCCTGGTGTTTTTTCAACATTGATGTTTGCTTCAGTGGCAAATGATATAGCTGGTTATGCTTTAGGACAAAAACCTTCTGAATGGTTATATAAACAAGCAAAAAAATTATTTTAATGGATTACGAAGAACAATATAGTCAATTACAAGCTTTAAAAAAATTACGTAATAATATGGCTCTGTTCGGAAGGCACTGCTTCCCTACAGCCTTGAGGAAGAGTACTCCCCCTTTTCAT